CTACGCCCAGCTTCATGATGATCAACTCCCGGGCGTGCTCGCTGGAGTGTGGGTTCAGGAGTGCACCGTCGGCGATGCTCGATAGGATCGCTGCGATCTCCTTGATGGTGCCCTTCGCATTGTGTGCTCGGCTCATTTTTGCCTCCTTGTCAGTCGCCCCGCATGGGGCTGTCTTGCCTGACATGTGAATCCTACACCTAACGGTTTTAGTCCGTCAACCCCCCCTCCAAGGAGTCAAGGGTGCCGTCCTTGGCAGCCTCCACCACCACGCTCACGCACCCCTTGCATACCCCCTGAGAGAGCACCCAGTCCACCCCGTGGGCGCCCGTGTTCACCACCCGCTCCCCGTAGGCGTACACCTGCCCCAGCTCGCCACACACGGGGCAGGTGCTCACCTCAGTCTCAGGCTTTCGCGGCATCCAGTCTCACCAGATACTCGGCGGTCGGGCCCTCCTTGCCGAAGAAGAGCGCCCACTGCGCGGGCGTGCCAGATGCTGCCAGCCACTCCTGCGCGTAGCGGTTGCTGCTCTCGATGCTGGCGTTGCCCCAGCAGGTGTGAGCGCCGTCGCTCAGCACCAGTCGGCTCGGCGTGTGCCAGTGCCCATAGAAGAGAAAGTCGAACGGCTGCACTGATAGGTTCCAGCCCTGCGCGCGCTTGGCGATCGCGTAGAACGGGAGCCCGAAGGCGCCGCCCTTGAACTGATCACCGTGCACCAGCATGGCAGTCTTCCCACCCGGCAGCTCGAGCATGTCGTACCAGTGACGCCCACCCAGTGTGAGCGACTCCTTCCAGTCAACGCGCTTCTCGCCCTTCAAGTGCTCGGCTGCGATGCGATAGAGAATCGCGTCAGCGTTGCTCTCGTTGGAGTGGTCGCCGTAGCGCCCGAGTCGCCCGTGGTTGCCGATCGCACCACGCACCGTGACCTTCGGAGCGAGTGCTGCCATGGCCCGCACGAACTGCGCGAGCATCCCAGCACCCTCAAAGATTTGGACGTACAAGCCGCCACGCTCTACTTCGTAGGCTTGGCTCGGGAAGATGTTGCCGTCGGACTCAACGAAGTCGCCGAGCAGCACCACGGCGATCTCCTTGACGGGAGTGCCGTGCAGTTCCACCAGCCGCTGAATCTTCTTCGCCAGCAGTTCGATGCGAGCCTTCGCCACTTCGATGCTGTACGTCTCCGAGTACTTGCCAAGTTGCCAGTCGCCAACAAGGCACACCAGCGTCTCGGCTTCGCCCTTCTTGCCTGACGCCTTCGGCTTCGGCACGGGCGGGATGGTGATGCTCAGCGCGGCATCCTTCGCCGCCTGATAGACGGCAGCCACTAACTCCTCACGGGCAGCGTCACGCTTCGCCAGTTGGCGGAGTGCACGCTTGTGGGCTTCAGTGACTTCTTGGAGTCGCTGCTCCATCTGCAACTCGTCGCTCATGAGTTGCACGCGCACTCGCCCCGGCGGTGCCTTCCGATTGTCCAGAAGCTGACGGTGAAGCCGCGCTTCTCAAGCCATGCGGTGAGCGCCTTGGCGGTGATCGCTGGATCAGCCAGCCCTGCGTGCAGCGTCTCCCAGTCCTTGCCCTCAAGGTGCACGGTCGTCATCCCGCAAGGTGGCCCCTTGCGCGGCTTGCTCAGCGCCCTGAGCTCTTCGAGTCCGTCCATGTGAACACCTCCAACTGCTTGCGGCACCTGCAAGGGTGCCTGCTCGCAGCCTACACCAGCACTTATGTCAGGTGTATGGCGGGGTGTGTGGCTAGTTTTTCTCCTTGATGCCGAAGGCGGTGTTCTTCGGGTCGAGATACTTCACCAGCACCTGCAGCCCCGACGCCAAGCCAGCCGATACCACGGTGCGGAAGTCGCCGCCGTTGATGTCGAGCAGCGGGATGCCGAGCCCGAGCGCCACGGAGATGCTCACCGTGACGAAGGTTCGGACGAACTCAATGAGGGCTTCGTCGATGCCCGTGTTGTCTTTGATGTACTGCAAGAACGTCATCATCTTGGCTGGTGCTCCTTTGACCTTGGCAGCCGCAGCCGCTGCACCACTCGCAGCGTTGAACGCCCTCCCAGCCACTGCTCCGAAGTCTACCTTGCCGAGAGCCTCAAGCTGCGCATCCACGGCGCTGACCTTCTTCTCGACTGGAGTGGTGGACGCGGCGGGGAGTTGCACCCCGCGTGCTGGCTCAGGTGCCACTTCTGGCGCCGCTGCCACTGCTACGCGCGCCCCTGCGTTGACTGGTGCTGCAACTGGCTCGGGCACTGCGACGGGTGCAGGAGCCGGGGCTGCTGCCTTCTTCGGGTAGGTGACGATCAGCAAGCACTTGTAGTCAACGCCAGCCTTCTTCGCCTTGAACTTGCTGTTGGCAATCTGGCGCAGTTGCTCCTCAGTGACTGGCACGCCGTACTTCTCAGCGGCAACCTTCTCATCACGGGTTGGGCACGCCCACTGCCAGCCGTTGTCATACCCTGCCGACGTCATGTGCCCGTAGCCTGCCTTGATCTTCTCGGGTGCGTGCTTGCTCCACCACTTGAACCAGCGATCGTGCCATGCGCTGATCTTGACGCCTGCTGGATAGAAGGCTGGCCCTTGCTGCACCCACACCATAAGGGCGGCGCCAGCCTTGCCTGCCGCCATTGCATCTTCCCAAGACTTGGCGTATCGAGCCTTGCCGCCTAGGTGCGCAATAACCTTGGCGGCTTCAGCGAGACTGCCGCCGTTGTCGGACTTGCCTTGCACGTCCTTGCGCCCAGTGACTTTCTTCATGGCTTCTACGCCTTGAGCGGCGCTATAGTCGACCTCATACCCGCTCGCCCAGCTCACGGCTGCGGCGCACGATGACCATGTGCAGTCGTCAAGAATCTGCTTGGCGCCCTTCAGTTGGGCTTCAGCGTCGGAGTAAAGTTGGCTCTTGACGCGGTACTTCACGCGCCGACTTCTTTCTTGATGAGCACTGCGACGGCTCGCCCTGCGGCATCGTGGCTCAGCGCGGCGCTAACGGGGAAGCCCTCAGTGGCGCCTTCGGCGTAGTCGTTGCCGTCGGCTGCGCGCTTCCATAGGGTGCCACCGTAGGCGCTGTTGTTCTCGTTCGGCACCAGTGCAACCCACTCGCCCGGAGCGGTCACGATTTTCGTCCAGCCCTGCTCGTGAATCTCTTCGATGTGATCAGCCGCCGTCATGTTTACTCCTTGCCCCAACGTAGGGGCCCTGTCACTGCCCACAATGCGAGCAGCACTAAGATGCTGATGCCGACGAAGTCGCGCGTGCCAGACTCCGGGAGCACGATAAAGGCGGTCGTCATCCCCAGCCACGTCCAGCTGGACGCCGCAAGGTCGAGTGCAAAGTCCTTCAGATGCTTCACTGCTTTCCCTTTCGTGAGCCTCCGATTGACGCCGCACCAGCCGCCGCAATAGCCGCCTGAGCGACTTGCGTGATGATGACTGCGGGGATGATTGTAGCGGCTGCCTGCTTCTTTTCTTCAGGGGTCAAGTCGTGTCCGAGATTCGCCACGAACGCAGCGGCTTCGCCAAGGGCTTCAACGGCTGCGCCAACTGCAGCGCCGGGGTCAATCACCAGCGGCTCATCCGTGGGCTCGGGCGTAGGCTCAGGAGAAGGCACTGGTGAGGGTTCCTCAGAAGGCTCTGGGAGGGGTGTTTCCGCCACGCTGGGGCTGGGTGAAGGGGATTCTGGGGTAGGTGTAGGGGTCGGCGTAGGCGTCGCCGTAGGGCTCGGCTCTACGGTTGGCGTAGCAGTAGGGTCAGGGCTAGGAGTAGGAGCAGGAGAAGGTTGAGCCGTAGGAGTTGGCGAAGGCTCCACGGATGGTGACGGCTCGGGCGTCGGCTCGGGTGTGCCAGTCGGGTTCGTGGACGGTTCAACACTTGGCACCTCAGGGCTTGGCTCCTCAGATGGGAGCGGGCTAGGTTCAGGGCTTGGCTCTGGTGATGCTGGCACGAAGTTGGGGTCAGTGATCGTCAACACACCAGCGCCGCAGCAGGTGTCCAGCGCCCACACTCTGAAGCCGTAGACGTCCCCCGGCATGACGTCCAACTGGATGCTGCCGTTGCCTTGCTGCCCTTGCTGCATCAGGTCACTGGTGACGCCGTTGATGACGAACTGCGGGCGGTCAAACCACGCGCCGTCCGTGGTGCTGTACGCCCACAAGAACGCGATGGTTCCAGCGGCGTCAGCCGTGGTGGAGTAGGTGACGGTGTTGGAGCCCACGCCAGCGTCGGGGCCAGTGATGACGAAGCCGCCGTCTACGAGCTGCACGCTGCCGTTGAAGGTGATGTCAAGCATCCACTCCGACGCTGCGACTGGGACGGCACGCCATAGCACGAAGGCGGCGAGCAGCGGCAGCAGTACGCGGCGCACTACTTGCCCTGTTGCTGAAGCCACGCCAGAAGCGCGCCGATTCCCCCAACTCCCAAGAAGGCGCCGATCGCCTTCAGCACCGTGAGCCCGCCCTTCATCTGGTCAATCTCTGACTGCAGGCGGTCAATCTTCGCGCTCTGCGCGTCTAGCCGTTCGATGATGGCGTCAACTTGGCTGCGCGTCATCGTGCCTCCAGCGCGGCAGTCAGCGCCAGCAGCGCGTCAGTCCGAGTTGCGCCGGTGGCGCGCTGCTCTGGCTCATCCCACGAGTTTGGCAGCCCTGCGTCAGCAGTCCATACGCCGTCAATCTGGTCAATGAGAATCACCTGCCAACCGTGAACGGCAGCCGCAGCCATTGCTGCGTCCAGTGCCTGAAGTTCAGCGTCCATTATGCACCCACCCTTGCAACACTTAGCACTGGGTATGCACCAGTGACCACCGTCGTGCTAAGCGCGCCGCCTGAGTTTTGACGAGCGTTCATTGTCACGATGTCGCCGCTAAACAGATACACATTGGTTGAGATGTTTAGCGATGTTTCGTTGGCAGGAGATGCGGCAACCTGAGTCGATGCAACCACACTTCCGTTTACTAGGAGAGTCATACCGCGACGAGAAGTTGCATTTGCAGCAAAGCCAACAGCGCCTTGGACAAGATACATCCCAGACTGCTGCACCGTGATTTGGTCGTTGGCATTGCTGAACCAACTCTTAGGGTCATACGAGTCGCCGTTTGGCGTGGTGCTTGCAGTATCAAGCAGAATCTTTGTGTCTGTGTTGTTCGCCAACGACTGCGTCGCTGAAGCAACAGTGGCACGCGATACCCAGAGCGAGTTTGGGCCGTCAATCTGCACGCGCCCTGCGGCGGTGGCGGCAGGCTTGAGGTAGATGATCCCTGACCCGGGGCCGCTCTTCACGGTTGCGCTGGTCACCGTTCCAGCTCCAGCCGTACCAGCTGCGGTGTAGGTGAAGGTAGTGGAGTTCGTCACCGTGACAATGAAGGTGCCGTTCATCGTAGTGCCAGCGGTGCCTGTGATACCAGCGACAATGACCTCATACCCAGTTGAGAACTTGTGCGCGCGCGTTGTCACGATGGTGACTGTGCTTGCAGTTCGAGATGCGCTGGTCAAGCTGATTGTCTGACCTTGCGGTGTTGCGTTTATCGTGATGTCTCCTGACGCAGCGCCCAGAGTGATCCTTGGCTCCGAGCCAACCACGCCGCCGTTGCTCAAGAAAAGATTGCCCTGATACAAGTAGAGCGACGCTGGGCCAAAGTCATCTGGCATCGACTGATCTGTCACAAGGTATTGAATCTGCGAGCGGTCAATGCGAATCTCAGAAAGGTCAAGCGTCGCTGCTGCGACATTGCCAGTCACCTGCACGCCGACTTTGATGAAAAGAAAGGCAGCGTTGGCTGGTGCATTGCCAGTGCCGTTTGGGTTTGATTGGTACTCAACGCCAGCACTAGACAGTGCAGCCAGTGAGGTTGCGATTGTTGAGCCAGTGACTTGGCCTTCTCGCAAGGCGCTTGCAGTCGTTGTTTGGTCTGTTTCGTAGTACTGAGACGCAATGTACAGGCGATAGTTTGCTGATGAGGTAGCGGCAGCCACGGCGAACCTTGGCTGATTACCAAAGGATCGAGCCTCAGAAGTTGGGATGGATACGAAACGCTCAATGAAGAACTCGTCCCCAGCGACTGCGTTTGTCATGGTGAACCGCAACACGTTCTGACCTGCAGCAAGCGTGGCGTCCTCAATCGTTGCGGTAATCCTGCCGTTGCCTGAGTCTGTCGCCGTGAAGTACGGCAAGCCATTGTCAGTGGCAATTGTGACCGCCGGGTCTGCAGGCGGAATTGCAAAGTCGCCGTTGGCAACGAACGTCTGCGCTTCTCTCAAAAGTGCAGGGCCCGCGAGCAGGCTTTGGGAGCCCGTGCTTTCTCCGCTGACGAGCACTGCGCCGTCTTCGCTGATAACGCCGCCGCCTAGGGTGGCGAGCTGCGACTGGTCAGAGCCAAGTTTCTCAACCATCTTCTACCCCTGCAAGAACTTCTTGAGCGGGTTGCGCGGTACCCGCTCGCACGTCATGTCGTACTGGCGGATCATACTGCCCGGCTCGAAGGTCATGGTCAGCGACTCAATGCGGTAAAGCCCGCCAAGTCCAAGGATGTTGACCGTGTTGCCGCCGATGGTGGTGGCGTCGTTGATCTCAACGTACTGCCCAGCCTCCCAACCATCCTGCAGCACGAAGGTGCTGGGCGCCGTCTGGCGGTAGCCCTTGACGAAGCCGTAGGGGTTGTTCGTGGTGTCAGCCCCGCGCACGCTGAACGAGATGCTGCGCTGCGGCGCGGCGCGGTTCGGGTAGGCGTCCGTGCCAAAGTACTTCTTGCCATAGTCCGTGATCTTTGCCGTCCAGTAGGTCGGACGTGCAGCCTTGTTTGGTTGCGGCGTCACGCCAATGATGGTTTCTGGGCGCGGGCCATTGCGCGTCGTCATGCCTGCGCCGTCTGGCGCGGGCTCATCGTAGACGCGCCCGTATGAGTCAGAGACGGTGTATGAGGAGCCGCTGATCTGAGAGTCCCAGTCACTTGCATTTGTGTTGAAGGTGAACCGTGCCTTCTTGACGATGATGTCATGGTCAAGGCTGACGCTGAGGTTGCGCACCTGCAGCGTTGCAGCTGCTGAGATGCTGCCATACGGCGAGTAGGTCGGCGTGGTGACGATCTTGAACGGCGCCGTCGGGTAAGTGGGCGTGGCGGTTCCAAGCCGCGCGTAGTTGATGCGCCCGCTCGGCGCCACCCAGTAGCGGCGCTGTTCACCGTCCTTGGCTTCGGCGTCCTCCTTGATGGTGTCAAGGCAAGAGCGAAGAGTGCCGGGCACCATCTTCTGTTGCCCGATGGTGACGGCTGTTCCCGTATAGGCTGGCGTCGTGTTCGTTGCCACAATCAGTCTGTTGGCAGCGCGCCCAGTGGTGCCGCCGCTTTTTGCCTGAATCGCGTCAGCCTTGGCAACGAGCGCCGTCACGCATGCCTGATCGGTGCTTGATGATCCACCGATGAAGAAGTTGCTGGTGTAGTCGGGCTTGGTGCCTGTTGTCAGTCGCCCCTTGTAGACGATGATTTTGTCCAAGAACGATGACGCTGCAGAAGCCATTACCAGCGCGCGGGTGCCCAGTCCGTTCTCGGCGAGCTGCGCGTCAATCTGCACGATGTACCCCAAGAAGGTCGTCGTCCCGCTGACCTGAAAGCGCACGCGCGCGTTGTCGTTGACTGCGCCTGACTTCCACCACGGCCCGCCGCCCGGAGTCTTGACCTGCACCACTTCAAACTGGAGAGAGCCGCCCTCACCGTTGGCGTCTTGCGTGAGCGTGACTGTCTCAGGGTCAACCCATGGCGTCTCTGGGCTGGACGTGCTGTAGTCGTCAAGGATGTTGGCGCCGCTGTTGACGCCGTCAACGATGATGGCGAAGGGGTGCGTCGCCATGACTTAGCGTGGCCCGGGGGTGGTGCCCAGAATCCTGCCCATGGAGTCACGCACCACGCCGTCCACTGGCTTCGTGCCGATGACAACCGTGAGCGGTGGCGTGCTGGATGTTGGCGCGCCGGGGTACGAAGGCCCGCCAGCGTAGCTCGTGAACGCACCAGTCGGCAGCACGTTGTTGGGATCGGGTGCTCCCGTGATGAATCGGATACCCGCAGCGATCGCGTCAATGACAATCTTCATGGCTTCCATCAACTTGAGCAGTGGGAAGAGTGCGATCTGTGTCGTCGTGGCGAATACTTCAATGGCGCCGCCCGTCGCTCCGAACGACTTCGCAAGGTCGTCGACTGACTTGATGAGTGGCAGCACCTGCTTCTCGTAGGCGTCAAGGAGGATCGGCGCAAGCGCGCCCAGCGCAGCCTCAAACGCTGGCAGCCCTTTGTTCGTGATCCAGTCAAGTGCATCTTGGAAGATTGGCATGAGCTTGTAGCCGAACTTCTCAATGGCTTCGTTGAATCGAACCTGCCCAGCAGCAAGCCGTCCACTCGTTGAGTTGGCGATCTCGGCAGCGATGCCGCCGTACTTCTCCGTCGTTGCGGTGAGGATCTCCTGCAAGCCAGCGCCCTTCTTGACGGTGATGCCCAGCGCCATGAGCCCACGGGTTGAACCCCGGGCACCCTTGCCGATGGTGGTGATGATCTCCGCAAGGTCGCCACCAGTGACGGCTGCGATGTCTGCTGCTGCGGCGTTGACGGCAAGGATGTCTGCCTGCTTGCTGAAGTAGCGGCTGGAGACTTCAATGCCTGCGCGTACTTCGTCATCAGCGATGCCGAGTGCAGCCATGCTTTCAATCTGCCTGTCGATTGCAGTCTTGAGCCCGTCAGTGAGGATGCCACGCGCCTTGAGGGCTGCGTTCAGTTTTAGGGTTGAGCGTTCGTCGTCTAGTGCAGCCTTGACCGCTGCGACTCCGAAGCCAATCAGAGCAGTGGCGACTAGGGCTGACGCTGCGGCGATTCCCTTGAACGCAGCGATGCTGGTGTTCTTGAGATTGCCAAAGCCCTTGCCGATGGTGCGCAGGGTTGGCGTAGCGTTGTCGATCGCCTTGATGACTAGGTTCATGGTGCCCTTGTTCATCGTCTGCCCCTTCGCCCCCTGTACTTGATGGTTCCGTCTAAGAACGCTTGAATCGTGTTGTTCAACGCTTCAATGGCCCGCGCCTGAACGCTTGGCTCTGTGACTGCCTGCTTGACGAAGTCACGCGCTGGCACTCGCTGGATGTTGATCCTACCCCGCGTCTTGGTGATTCTGGTGCCAGATGTGGAACTGACCACGAACCAGCGATACCATGCGCCTTGCATGTCACCCCGGCTCTTGCCTGCCTTGACGCCGACGACGGACGACGGGCGGTCTTGCTTACCCTTGCGTGCAGCGACTGCGCCGCGCAGGCGTCCAGTGCGCACGGGTGCCTTCGCCTTGACTGGCTTGACCATGGTGCGGGCTGCGTTCAGGGTGGCGAGCTGCAACATAGCCTTGAACTTGCGGGGATTGCTGGCTTCCAAGAAGCCAAGGCGTAGGTCATCCGTCGCCTTCAGCGACTCAGGGGTGACGAAGATTCTGACCTTCTCGTTGCCCTTAGCGACCACGCTTCACGTCCTTCGGCTGCATCTCGACGTGGAGAGCCCACGCCAGCAGCACGGAGTCTAGCGGGGCTTCTTCGATTTCCCACGGAAACTTGCCGAACTTTTCGGCAAGGATGTGGAAGATGATCTCAACTGGTGGACGGACTGCTTGCCCTAGGCTGATTTGCCGGGCGGCAAGCCTCACTCTTTTGGGACGTCGCCCGCCAGTGCTGCCCACTTCTCAGCCGCTGCGTTCAGCGCCGTGAGTGGCCCGTCTAGCGGGTCGTTCGTTGGATTGCCGTCGCAGTCCTTCCAGCCTTCAACGCTCAGGATCATCTTGCCGTAGGCGGTCAACTTCTTAGCGTTCGAGTCGCTCTCAAGGTCAATCAGCACCCGGGCGCTGATGCGTGCAGGCGTGCGCATCGTTGCGTGCCAGCCTGCGAACTCACCTTCTAGGTGGACGACGACGACGTCAGTGCTTGCCATTTTCTCCTCCTCCCCGCTAAGTGCGGGCTACTTTATGGACGCGCCGAGAGTGGTGAATCCACCCAGCAGAGAATCGAGTTCGTGCCGTTGCTGGCGAGCTGCAGGGTCACGGTGTTGAGGATCAACCCGTCGGACTCTGAGCCGATGACGCTGACGTTCTCAACGACGCCGCACACGTTCGCGGTGAAGCCGTAGCCGTTGGCGTCAATGCCCTGCACTTGCACGAACTTCGTGGTGCCGATGTCGCCGACTGGGAAGGCGCTGGTGGCGGCGCTGTTCGATGCGATGGTCAACTCAAGGGTGCCGTCAAGGGCTCCCGTGTAGGCGACGCCGCCAGCGTTCACGTTCGTGGTGGAGCCGTTCAACACCTGCAGCGGGGCAGCGCCCGGCATAAGGGTGAGGCTCCAGTTCGTGATGTAGCTGGAGTAGGCGGTGCCCGTGCCCGTCTTCGCGGTGATCATGGAGCCGTGCGTCTTCAGCCCGAAGAGTCGCCCCGGCACGAAGTACTGCTGCGCGAAGGCAGCGGTGCTGGTGTCAGTGCTGGTGGTAAGTGCGCGTCCAGCCCACGTGGTGCCCATCTGAAGAAGGCCCGACTGGTCGGCGCTCAGGGTGATCTCCGTCGGCACGCACCCGTCGATCACGAACTTCTGCACGCCGTCCGTGACGTAGAGCGAGTACGTCTTCAGCGTGTCAACGTCTGTCTGGCTCGGAGCGTAGGCGTAGGTGTATGGGCCAGAGCCCGTTGGGGTAATGGTGGCGAGTGAGTCGAAGACGATCGGCAGCGTGCGCAGTGATGCTGGCGCTTCGCCGAAGGTGACGACTGGAGCCTTCGCGGTGATGGTTGCGGAAGCAGCGACGCGGCGTGGGCGGATGCCGACGCTCTTATCATCAGCCAAGTCAACGACGACGCCCGGGTCAACGATGCCGACGATGTCCGTGTGAAGCAACTCGCCGTTGGCGTCGTTGAAGGTTGCAGGAGTGCCGTAGCCGCTCTCGCTCTTGACGACGACCTTCGTGAAAGACTTAGCGCCTAGCGTTGGCATGACTTACGACTCCTTCTCAGTTGTCGCCGTTTTCGGCGTTGGCTTATTGTCTACGATTTCTACCAGCCCGCTGGCAAGCAGCGATGTGGCAACTGCGGCGTCCAGTTCGACAACGTCATCCGACGCTGGGAGGTATGGGTTGCCCTCAGCGCGGGGCTGAACGACCTTGACCTTCAGCGTGCGAAGCGTATCAGGCACTGACGTTGACTCCTTCAAGGATGCTCACCTGCAGCTCCGCCGTGATCGTGAGATACGTCACGTCTGCCCAAGTGTCAGTGCCAATGGTAGTGCTTGCAACGATCGCCTGAGCGACGTCGGCTGTGTTCAGTTGCACCTGCCCGTCGAAGACGCCGCGCAGCCACGTGCGCCACGTGAGCAGGTCGGCGTACTTGCGGGCCATGTCAGCCTGATTCTCCGTGTAGATGACGACGCTGACCGTGAGCAGGGTGGTGCGGCTGCCGCCCGTGCCGTAGGAGATGCTGTCTCCGCCGGGGATGCAGACGGCTGCAGGCACCACGGCGAGATTGTCGGGCGGGGTGGCGTGGGCTGCTCGGAGCGTGTACCCCGCTGGCTTTGTGGCTGCGACTAGGCGAGCCGCTACGGCTTGATGAATCGTGAGGTCGTTCATCAGATGGCGAGCCCGCCGCGCAGGCGGTACGGATCAAGAAGAACGCGGGCTTCAGGGTGCAGGGCTGCGCTCATGCGCATGACGCCTCCGAGCGATTCGCTCCCGATGATTCCGAATGCTGCCGAGCGGGATGCCCAGATGGCACCTGCCTGAATCAGTGCCGCCTGCTTGACGGCTGCTGGGACTGAGGGCCAGCCGAAGACGCCAGTGACCTTGACTTCAAGGTATCCGACGGGGAAGCTGTAGTCGGCATTGCTGAACGGGCTGGTGTCAATCTCCGTGTAGGGGCGAGAGTCCAGTGCTGCGTTGCGCGGTGCAAGGATGTAGTCGTTCGACGTCCACACCTGCGAATAGGTGCCGTCCCCGTTGATGTCCGTCGCCAACTGGCTGACGGATACGATCGGGTCAGTGAGGACGAAGTCAAAGCGGTCGGCGGTGTAGTAGCGCGTCTGACTGGAGGTGACGCCGAAGCCAACCTTCGTGTCGACGTAGTTGTTGATGAGTTGATCGGCTGAGTCAAGGACGGACTGCAGTGCGGTGTCGTCCGTGGAGTCAGTGATTCCGATGCTGCTCTTGAACTCGGCAAGGGTGGCGTAGCTCATGTTAGGCGTTCCCGATCGTCATGACGTAGGCGATCTCCGTGCCGCTCGTGCTGCAAGCGTAGACTTTCTCCCCGGCATTGAGTCGGATGTCAACCGTGCCGTCATGGTCAAACAAGAACCCGTTGGCGGTGGTGACGTTCGAGCCGCCCAAGTAGATGGTGTGCTGCTGTTCCTTGTGAATCAGCACATGACAGCCGTCAACGTCAGCCGTCACCAGCAGCGTCGGCGTCGTCAGGCATGTGACTTGTGTGCTTACGATTGCCATTAGTTTCTCCCCTTGCGTGGCTTGGAGGTTGTCTTCGGCAGTGTAGCGCGCTCGGGCTGCTCCTCAACGGTTGCACGCTCCTGCACTTGTGGAGTGAGCACTGGGACAGCGTAGCCGTGGCTGATGAGGTTCACGGCTTCGCTGGTAGGGACGTCAATCTCGCCGCCCACTGCGGGCCATGGCTCCCCGTTGCGGGTGCCGTCTAGTCGATAGATGAGTCGCACTTTCATGTTGCCCTCCTGCTAATGGTGACGGGGAGCCGAGCCGAAGCCCGACTCCCCGTCAGCCAGCGTCAATCCCTAAGGATTAGACGTTGGCGCCCTTGAACGTCTTCACTGCGCTTGGGTCAATGAGCCCGGTTGCGCCGCGGAGGATTCCGCGGTACGAGATGAGCCCCGTGCCGAACGCGAAGGATCGGTCAGCTTCGATTGCAGGCGCACCCGCGATCGCGGTGTAGATGGCACCAAGGTCGCCGAAGGCGATCGAGAGAGCCTCATCACCGTTGTCGGCGAGAGCGGCTGAATACACTGGGAAGCCAAGGATCGTGTCAGGGCGGTTCTGATCGCCCGGCACGAAGATTGGTCGGCTTGCGCCGTCAACGAGTCCCATGACTGCACCAAGCGTGGTGTCGTTCATGAGGAAGCCGCGCTTCGCAGCGCGACGATACTGCTGCTTCACCGAATAGATGAGGCTGACAAGGTTTGCGTAGGTTGGGGCAACTGCCGCACCCTGAACGCCAACCGTTGCCGCAGCGGCAACAGCAGGAGCAGCAACTGCCCCATGTGCTACGGATAGTTCAGCAGCCAGCTTCTCCGTGGCCCATGAGGCTACGTCGAACATCTGGTCCTGAACAGTCTCGATTCCGACCTGAAGAAGTGAAGCGTACTTCACTGGCGTCAGGCTGAGGGACGAGTTCGTGCCGTCCGACTCACCGATCGACGAGCCTTCGGAAACTGCGGCTGCAGTGCCGAGAGCGGTCGTTCGTGGAAGAGCAAGAACGTTGCCCTTCTCGAGCTGGATGACGGAAACAACGGCAGGGTCAACGAACGGGTTGACCTGACCAGCGGTGATCCAGAAGCGGTCACCCTGCTCAACTGCCTGCGTGAAGGTCGCCTTCGTGATGTCACGAAGCTCAACCGTGCCGCCGTCTCGGGCGATTCGGCGAAGCTCAGCGGACAGGTCACGGGTCGACTCAGCAGCCGGGGCGAAGGCAACAGCCTTCTCCGAGCGTGCGGCGTCGGCTGCGGCGCGGGCCTCAGCAGCGATCTTCTCTGACTGGATTGCGGAAGCAACAACTGAAGCCTCCGAAGTAAGGGCGTCAAAACGAGCCTGAGCCTCAGCCGTAAGGGCTTCGCCCTTGGCTGCGGCGTCTGCAACGATGCCCGAAGCATCAGTCAACAGCGCGGCGCGCTTCTCAGCCAGATTCTTGACGGTGTCCATGTTGGACTCCTTTTCACTATCTGGGTTTACACAATACGCCGAGCCACCTATCCGATGCCCCTGATGATCAGGCAAGAGCGACCGTGGCGCGTGGGCTAACGGGAGTTTATCCCTTCAACTGCTCCAACTTCAGGCGGGCTGCCACAATGGTGTGGTGCTCGCCAGCCGGGGCAGTTGTCTCAGTGACGACTTCCTGCTCGGGTGCTGCGCCCAACTTGGCGCGCACTGCGTCGAGCAGCGCCGTCTGATCAGCGTCAAGTGCGTTGCCAGCCTTGACGGCTTCAAGAGTCTCAACGAGAGCGTCGCCGTCCACGCCGATCTTGCTCGGCGCGATCTTGCGCACGGCGGTCAGCCCGAGCGTTGCAGGGTATGCAGGCGTATGGCCCGAGAGCGTGGAGACTTCGAGCAGCCCAATCTCAGTCAGGGTGCGGCTGCCGTCTTCGTGCCACTGCTGCCCGTTCTTCGGCACGGTGAACCCGAAGGACATGCCCATGGCTTTGGCTTCGTTCGTCAGCTTGCTGATCACGGCGGCGGCGTCTGGGTCGGCTGGGTCAAGGCGAGCCTCAACCTTGAGCCCGACTTCGTCTTCGCTCAGGGTCAGACGCCCGCTCGCGGTCGTTGCCAGCATGCGGCTCTCATCATGCCCATGCAAGAACTTGATGACGCGGCGCCCCTGCTCCGCCTGCTTGATGGCGCGGGCGAAGGCGCCGTTGGCGATGCGCTCGATGAAGGGCAGCCCCTGCGATTCCGCGCCGAAGACGGCAGCGTATCCCGTGAAGGTCTTCTGCCCGTCTTCGCCTTCGGTGACGGTGAAGTCGCCGAGCGGCAGTGCGCGTGTTTCGTGTTCTCGTGCCATTGAGTTCTCCTCAAGCTGAGTGGTGTTGTTGATACTATCCGCCCAAGCAAGGACGCGGTCGGCGCCGTTTGTGTCTACGGGATTGACGCCCCAAAGCAGGGCGGCAACGGCTCCGGGGCCCGGGAAGTTTTCGTCTTCTGGGTCGCTGTTTTGAGGGACGCCTTCCCAGTCGCCACGGTGTCGGCGAATCCACGCCGCCATGCGAACGACCTTCTCGTCATCCACTCGCCCGTCGGCAAGTTGGCGCGCTTCTCGGATGGTGGCTGGCTGCAAGCCGTCGCCGCCGAGCCCGCCTTCGTAGGCTTCAAGCCCAGCCTTCGCTGCAGCTGCGACGTAGTTCGGGACGTTGACGATGGCGCGCTCTTCGTCCGTGATGAACTGCTCTGGCGTGTAGGCTTCAATCCCCAAGCCCTGCGCCATGGCGCGCACGTCTGGGTCGTTGTCGATTGCATACTCCAACTCTGTGCCGTACTGCTCCTTCAGGAGTCCGTACTTGTACTCCTTGAACGCAAGCCCGGTGGCGAAGGCGCTGCCTTCGAAGTCGTTCAGGTGAATCTCCTCAACGCCAGCCACGCCGTACTCCTGCAACCATGCGCGTGTCTCAGTCAGGCGGTCAATCTTGCGCGCGCTGACGATGATCACCTGCGTGTCGCCGCTCATGACCTTCTCGTTCAGTGCGTCAATCAGTGGCTGATTCGGCTGCTCGTTCTCCAGCACCAGCGTGCCGTCTAGGTCAACGATGACGTAGCTCACGCCTGCGGCTCCTCACCTACGGTGCCGATGTTCAGCGGCTGGCGGAAGGCGTCACCATCAGGGCCCACTGGCGGGCGATCCTCAAGGGTGCGCACTTCGTTCAGGCTGAGGAAGCCGTTGTTTAGTGCGACGGCGTAGGCGTCGAATCGCTCCTTCGTCAACGGTCGCAGCATGCTGTCAACGTTGAACTTGATGAAGGTCGTGTCGCCAACGATGAGCCGCTGGAAGCCTGCTTCTAGCCGAGCGATCAGGCTGCCGAGCCCCAACGTCAACCACTCTCGCGAGATGATCTCAAGGCTGTTGAAGCTGGAGTTGCCGCCCGGCAGTTGTAGAAGATGCAGCGGTACGCCGTAGAGTCGGGCGATCGCCTGCGTGCCTGCTTCCATGTTCTCAACGATTGCCAAGTCTGACGGGTTGAAGCCCATGCTCTTGAAGTCGGCTCCGCCCGTGAGCACTGCAACCTTGTGCATGTTGCGCAGCCCTTCGTGACGTCGTCCGAACGATGCGCGCAGGCTCTCTGCCTGATCGGCAGTGAGCTCTCCCGGGACTGTCACCAGTCCAGAAACTGAGGCTCCTTGGCTAAAGAACTGAGCCGCGTATTCTGTCGTCGCCTTCGCAAGTCCGAGCGTTGTCTTGTGGTGCTCAACTGGTGAGAGCCCGCGCAAGTCTTCGCCGACTCCGAAGAGTGTGATGTGCACAATGTCGTCAGCGGTCAAGTCAACGGCGCCCGCCGTCGTTTTGACGCGGTAGATTGGCGCACCGTTCTCGCCGCGCAGGATCGTGACCTTGCGTGGATCAAGCAGGCGGATCTCAACGATCTCAGCACCATCACGCAGCACCATGAGGAAAGCGTTGCCGTCAATCATCAAGCTGCTGACGGTTCGGTGCATCAGGTCGAAGCGGGTGTAGTTCGGATTGTTTGGCACTGGATTGTCAAGCCAGCGCGGGCGTGTCACGGGGCGACGTACGCCACGGTCACGGATGAAGACGCCGACGGGCATGGTTGCAACGGTGTCGGCGTAGAGTTTTACGGCGGCGTACAAGGCCCCGATTGTGGTGGCGTTCTTCTCGTTGAGACTGGTACCTGCGGCGTCGACTTCAACGTTCCACATGCCGCCGACGGCTCGCTCTTCGCTCTGACGTCCAAGAAGACGGTCAACGATTCCCATGTGACTCCTTACAACTCAATGAACGCGACTGATGCGCGCGGCTTCTCCGCAGGTGTTGCGCCTAGCGTAGCAGCACGCCCCCACGCCATAATGGCTGCCACGCACAAGTCAATCTTCTTGCCTGAGTCCTTGCCCTTGCGCACCTGCACACCGTAGCGCGTAGTGTACGGCGTGGCTTGGCTGACGTGCCGGGCGATGCGTGGATCACCGTCATGCTTGAGCCGTCCGTTCACCACGGCATCGTAGAAGGCGGCGGTCGCTGGGGTCATACGCGCTGGGCTCTGGGGATGCTCAACGACGGGAAGGCCCGCCTGCTGCCAGCGTTCCATGACGGACTGCCACCTGAACGGGTCGCAGTTGATCTCGCGCACGGCGTAGGTTTTGCAAAGTTCTTCCATGCGCATCTCAACCTCCTCAACGGGGACGCGCCAACTGAGGTCGTCGATCGGACGCTCCCAGAGTCCGAGCACGAACACGGCGGAGTCCGTGGTGCGCACGCCCACGATCGCGGTGGAGTCGTTGCTGAAGGAGCCGTCGAATCCGATCACCAGCGGGTCACCATCTTGCAGCTGCAGGCTGGTATCGGCGCAGGCGTCCCACGTCCCAGCGGGCAAGAACGCCTGCCCAGATGCAGCGAACTGGTTGAGCCGCTTCGTCCGAAACTCGGCTTCGGGGGTGCGCATCTTCGCTGAAGTCAAGTCTTCAAGGCTCAGCAGTGGCGGCGTTGAGAGCAGCCCGGGGTTGGCTTGCGCCCACTTCTCAGGGTTCGTGTAGGCGTCGTCGTCGGCTTCGTACCACGCCATCCCAAGCGTCGGGTCGTCATGCTCGCCAGTGATGCGACGGCGTGCCAACTGGTAGAGCGTGTAGGCGATGGAGTCCATGCCCGTCTGATCCGTGCGCTGCCCAGCCGTGGTGATCGCCAAAAAGAGCGGCGACCTTCTCGCACCCATTGAGAGCGAGAGCACGTCGAACAAGTCACGGTTGGGCCATGCTGCCAACTCATCCGCCAGCACTAGGGTGGCGCTGAGTCCTTCTTTCGTGTATGCCTCAGACGATAGGGCGCGCCAGATGGTGCCCGTCGGCTTGAACTCTAGGGTGTCTCTGAACACCTTGATCTGCTCAGCCAGCATGGGGCTCATCTCGACTGCACGCTTCGCGTGCGCCATGACGAGCTTCGCCTGATCGCGGTCAGCGGCTGCCGAATAGATTTCACCACCCTGATCACCGAAGAGTCCGAGCGCCAGCGGCACGGTTGAGAGCAGCGCCGTCTTGCCGTTCTTGCGGGCTGCGCCCACCATGAAGAAGCGGTGCGTGTAGGTGCCGTCTGCCTTGCGTGCTAGGGCATGGCGCAGCAGGTTGCGCTGCCATGGGCGGAAGGTGATCGGCTCGCCCGAGAGCCCGCCGATGGAGTCCTTGGCAATGGGCACCAGTGCTTCGCCGAAGTCAGCGACCTGATCGCCCTGAGAGCGGTCAAGGTCAGCCTGCGCGGTAGGCGTCAGCCAGCGCGGGGGCCAGTCGGCAGCGCCGCGAACTTCTCTCTGAACTCTTCGAGCAGTGTCCTTGCCTGCACCATTGCGATTCCGAGCCTTGCGCGGTCGCTCGGCGTCAGTCCCAACGAGCTCATCCACTTGTAGATTCTCTCCTCCGTTGCGGTGCGCATCCCCCAAGCCGGGTGAGCGTAGGCATAGCCCTTGTCCGTGTAGAGTACTACGCCGTCGACCTCCAGCCGCGCAGTCAGTTGCGCCAGCATCTGCTCATCCTTGCAGAGCATGGTCAACGCTTCGCGGTCGGACTCCGCCAACCAGTCGCACGCCGACGTAATGCGCAGCCAGACGCCCTGACCTACGGGGTCAAGCCCTTCAGGCAGCTTCAGATTGTCCAGCGGAGCGACTCCTGAGCCCCGCTTGGCAGGCATGCGTGACGGCTTCAACGTCCCGCGTTTTGCTTTGACTTCGTTCGGCAATGGTTTAGGCGACGCCATAAAACCCCCACCCCCCACGGTTGGACACGCATACGCGGGGCTCGTCGCTGGATACCTTGAGGGTGTTCATGCGCAGATTCTAAACCCCCCTAGGTGTGCTTCGTCTTCTTGCCGTGGCAGGAGCGGCACAACACTGCGAGCAGGTGCTTGGGCACCACGGGCGACTGCCCCGGCAGCAGCGGCGTGATGTGATCAACGGTCAAGTCAGTCGTCGCTCGACATGCAAAGCACCACGGGAACTCTTCACGCATCTCACGGCTCAGCTTGCGCCACGCAGGGTCAGCGTAGGGGCTGCGCCCGACTGGCCCGTATCGCTCGCGCTCCCGCTTCGTGACGATCTTGTTGGCGCAGGGTTGGCAACGGTTGCCGACGCGCTGCAAGATGCCGCAGGTCAGGCACGCACGGGCGAAGCGTAGGGGGCTCACGCCTTGAAGTTGGGCAGCGGCAGCACGCCAGCCACAATGAAGCTCAGGGCTTCGGCGACTCGCTCGCCTTCAGTGTCCCAAAGTTTCTCCAGCACCTCATACGCCTGCGAGCCGAGCACTCCTTCGAGTGAGCCCATCAGTCGCTCCATGGCGGCAAGGTGTACGTGCATCAGTTCGTGGGCAAGGATGCGGCGCTGGCTCTCGGGAGTCTCCTTGAAGAAGTCCCCAGAGATGCGCACCGTCGCCTCCCAAAGATTGTCACTGACTTCGACGTCAGCCCATGAGTCGTCTGCTGGGATGTCGGCACTCACCTTGAGCGTCCACTGCTTCAGGTGCATGACGTCACGGTTGGCGTTCAGGTATGCAGCGACCTGCTCACGCAGTGGGGGAGTCGCTCCCCGACGCTGGGAGGATGCAGCGCCGGGGAGGGGGCCAGCCACGGGGGCTGGCGTGCGGCGATTGTACGGCATCAGTCCCACCTATCAGGCGAAGCCACACGCTTCGTGAACGCATTGCTCGCCAGTGGCAACGGTGACGCTGGACGCAGCACGCACGTTGCATCCATGCAGCGGAGTGTCTCGGCGCTTCCCATGTCACCACCCACGCACCAGTTGCAGAATCGCCCGATGAGCATCTGCAGGCGGCGTGACTCTTTCTCAGCTGCAGTCATCTCGGGGCGCTTGCGGCTCATGTACGGCTTGGGCAACTCCTCCCGCTCGATCCAGTCATCCTGCTCGAAGGGCCCGTATGCCTGCGCGAAGATGGCGCAGAACTTCTCCGACGGTCGGCGCTCAGCCTTGGCGTATGAGCGGATCGTGCGCCCAGTGATCTTGACGCCGCACTCTCGCATGTGGGCGGCGACCTTCTCGCTGGCGACGACGGACGTTGAGCCGGGGTAAGACTCCAGCACGCGCTTGTTGATGACATCGGGGCGCAGACTCTTGCTCATGGCAGCAACTCCACGGTGACCTGCTGGATTCCGCGACCTAGCGGTACGCCGAGCGACTGAAACACTTGCGGCGATAGGTCGATGATCTTATCGTCCGAAGGATCACTCGTGGTTCCCGAGTAGCAGCCGCAGGTGTCCGTGATGTAGACGGTGACGGCAATGCCAGTCTTAGCGTTCGTGATCTTGGCAAGCACTGGAGTCTTGCGCCAGTAGCGGTGCCCCGGCTTCATGGCTTCAATCATCCTGCGCAGTTCTTGCCCAGCGGCGGCGTACTGTAGCGTCCCCTTGAACCACTTAGTCGTTCGCGTGTACCACGCACCGTTCTTCTTGGCGTCGTACCACGAAGCAACCCCGCTCAGCTCAATCTTCTTCGGCGCTGGGGGCACGGGCGGCTGATCAGCCAGCACGATCGGAAGGGGTGGCAGCGGCGCCGACGCGGGCTGCGGGTTGCTGAACGGCGCGAATACTAGCGCCAGTGCCAGTGCGATCTTCATGACTTCTCCTCCCGCTGCTGTAGCAGCTGCACTAGTGTCTCCCAGTGGATGACGACCATCCGACGGGCCTTGATGCCAGAGCCGGGGGCGTCTTCCACCACCAGCGCGGCGACTTCGTCAGCCTTCGGCGTCAACTCGTTGAGCCACTTATCGAATCGCTCCGAGTAGGCGCCGCCCTTCTTGGCGCTGACGATCAGTCCAAGTGCGCGCACGTCCGTCTTCCCGCCGTACTGCCCGACGCGCTCGCCAGCCAGCCCAGCCTCAGTGAGTTCAGCAGCCAGTCGGCGCTCCAGACTGTTGCCACGCTGGCGGTTGTTCTTCCCCATGCGGCTGCGTGCTGCGTTCTTCAGGTCAATGTCAAGGTCACTCATGCGGCTCATCGTAGCGCCTGCCCCAGCCCGACGATCGTCAGCAGGCTGATGGTGAACCACGCGATCACGATGCCTGAGCTGGCGCGGTGATTCGTGACGCCGATCCAACCCATGGCAAGGGCGATCAGTGTGTGCACCACCATCAGCGTGACAATCAGCGCGTCGATCACTTGACGCAGCCCTTGTGACGCCAGTGCAGGCGCACGTTGCCCTTGGCGCCGTTGAAGGTGATGACCTTCACCCGGCTCGCTGGGAAGACGGGCTTCTTCGGATCAGCGACGCTGATCACCTTGCCGCACTCTGTGCAGTCAGTCTCAGTCCAACGTGGGGGCAACGATGGCCCGCCGCGCTTCGCCTTTACTCCTGCCATGTCTGACCATCCCGCTGGAGCATTGCGCCCAGCTTCACCATCATGGCGCTCATTGCATTGCTCAGAGTGTCGGCTTCAACGGTCAACGTCTGACCGTCATGATCCTCACACTGCAGGGTGACCTTGCGCGTCTCCGTGTCGATGCTGCAGTTGGCGTATCGGAAGCCGACCATCTCCGCCATGGTTTCCAGTTCGCTCAGTTCGCTCATGCTTCAACCTCCAAGTGTGCCGCTTCTAGGACGGCTGCGATGCACTCTGACGGACTGAGGGCTTCCGTGTCAAGAACTAACTCGGCTTCCATGTCGCCAGCCTGTCGCTCCGTCACGTCATGCTGCCACGGCTGAAGGTCGCCCACCGGGGGGCGCACCAGCCGCACGAAGAGCGTGTCGGGGTACCACGCGCGGATGAAGGCCCGCTCAGCGTCAAGCCTGACGTCGTCCACCACGAAGGTGATCGGGTCAAGGGTGCCGTCATCAGCGCCACGCTTCGTCCGAAGAAGCCACACGCGCATCCAGAAGAGCGAGTCCATCTCACGAAGAGCAGCCCCGATCTCCTGCAGCAGCTCACGCCCAGTCACCAGCCGAGAGAGTCCCAGAGTCTGCTGGGGGTACTTCATAGCCTTATCGAACTTGCCATACGCCATGACGGCAATCTCACGGATAGGCGCTGCGATGCTGGTGACCTCAAAGCCGTGATGCTCTGAGAGCATCTGGCTCAGGGTCGTCTTCCCAGTGCCTGCTTTGCCAATGAACGCCACGCTTCTCATCCGACAATCCTCCTCAAGATTTCTCCCGCCTGTAAGGGGGTAGGGGGTTTCTCTCTCTCTCTCTTCTCTTCTCTCTCTCTATGCTGTTTGGATTCCGTTATCCCACCCGATTCTGAACGGCGCCGAGCCACGAACGCAGCCTGACGTCGGGTCGATGTCGGGTCAACCTGATAGCGATCCCACCCCGTAATGGCAACGACCCCAGCCTGATCTACCCCAAGAAGGCCCTTCGCAATGAGCCCGCTGATCGCCTTGCCGAAGCGGTTGCCGATGCACGCCTTCAGGTGCTCCCGGCTCTTGAAGATGCCGCCGCTGCGCAGCTGCTTGGCTTCAGCGATCGCCGTGACGAACGCCCTGAACTCCGTGTCCGTGAGCAGTGCGATCTTGTCGTCCTTGTGGGCGTTAGCGTCCCACTTGATCCAGAGTCCCATGTGATCCTCCAGTGATGGCGGGGGCGAGCCGTCCAGAGCCCGCCCCCATGTAATGACCTAGAACGGCAAGTCTTCGAGCTTCTCCTCAGTGCGCACGGGCTCGCCGATCGGCTCCGACTGCTTGACTACCCAGTCCATGCTGGGCTTCTTCTTGCAGAAGGCCCCGTCAGTGCGCCCACTGCACGCCCAGAAGGCTGCATAGGGCTTGCCCGTCGTCTTCGATACGCCGCCGGGCTTCTTCGTCCACGGCTGCCCATGGTCGGGGCAGTTGTCAGCGCCGAACATGTCCATGGCTGCCTTCAGCACCACGGTGTCATGCCCCTGCTGGGCTGGCACTGGAGTCTGAGGGCGGCTCACGGGCTTCAACGCAGGCAGGGCAACGCGCCCCGCTGCGGGCTTCTCGCCGCCGTAAAGGTACCTTGCCACCCCGAAGAGTGACGCGCAGCGCCTGAGGGCGTCTGACGCGGCTTCTTTCAGCGACTCGCCCGAGCCGCCAGTCTCATACCCGAAGTCTTGACGACGGGCAACCGTGCCGTCAGGGAAGCGGCAGGTCAGGATTCCGACGACCGTGTTCGTGTCGCCGACTGGCTCCACGGCGAAGTCCCAGCCATTGACGCCGAGCACCTCATCCAGTCGAGCTGCGACGGTGCGGGCGTCCACCCATGTCAAGTCCTTGCCCCCGGCACCTACGCGGTGACGGATCACCTCAGGTGGGAAGGGTGCCGATAGCGCGGCGAGAATCTCCGAGTGCTTGTTCATGCTGCCTCCTTCTTGGGGAAGAGTCCCCAGTCGTTTAGTTCTTCGATCGGCTTCAGCCATTGTGGCGCCCGACCGTTGCCGAAGTCAGTCTTCGGACTTGCCTTGAGGGCTTCCAACCCTGCAACGTCCAGCCAGCCAACGATGCGCTTGACTGGCCCGTTGCCAGTCACCAGCACGTGCGTCTCGTGACGTCCTTCGTTGCGGACGATGAGCCCGATGCCCGACGTCCACTTCACCTCCACTCCGCCGAGCCACGGCACCTCCACGTCGGGCTCGTTCAGGTAGGTGTCGATGTTTGCCGACCATGGCAATCCGAGAGCGATGCATACTGCCAGTTCAGCAGCTGCTCCGTCAATGTGGTTCTGCAGGCTGCGGTCAGGTGACTGACCTGCTCGCCCCTGCTGCCCCTTCGCCTTGCTGGATTCGTCACGCGCGGTGCCGACCTGCTTGGCGTGTGCCCACTCGTACGGGTCAAGGATGATTGTCTGCTCAGTCATGAAGCCCTCCGTCGTTGATGATGAAGCGCCGCGAGCCGGGCTTCACGTCCGTGTAGGTGGTGATGACAGACTGCAGGGCACCTGATGCCTGCGCGACCATCTTCCAGTCCGTGACTTCGGACGGGCGTGCCTGTTTCCAGTACATCGTCCAGCCGTTGCCAGCCAGCCCCGCCTTCTCGCCGATCGCCTCCTTGATGATGATCTCGAGCGAGCCCTTCTTCTGCTCCAAGAAGTGCAGCTCCGTATTCACCTCACGCAGTTGCGCGTAGACGCGCTCCAAGTCAGGCGTGGCTTCCACGAACTCCTGCGAGCCCTGCGGCGTGGCAATGGCGAAGGCTTGGGCGTCTAGTGCCTCCAACTGCGGCGGCGTCTTGGAGTCCACGGCTGCCAAGAAGAGCAGCGCCGCGCGCTGAATCTCATCCCAGAGCACGGGGTCAAACTGCACGCGCTCGATCTTGAACACCAGCCCGCCGAGCAGGGCGACGACGTCGCACCAGTCAGCGCCGACGATGCCCATCTGCACGTGCGTCTGGATGACGACTTCAGGCGGCACGGGCCACATGCTCCAGCGTGGGCTGGCTGACGTCTTCACCTCAACGATGCCCTTGGGCTCGCCGACGATGGTGCGATCCAGCGACGCCATGATCCGGGGCTGCGCCTTCAGTCGGACGATGCCGTTCGACTTGCGCAACTTCACGCCGCGCTCCTGCTCGTAGTACTGCGCCACGGCATCCTCAAGGATCACGCCACGGTTGGCAGCGGCTCCGACCTTCTGCTCTGGCGTTGCGCCAGTCTTCTCAGCCCAGAGCTGGTAGGGCGTCTTGTACGGGCTGACGCCCATCACTGCCGCCATGTCAGACGCTCCCAGCCCCTGACGTCGCAACTCCAGCCACTCAGGGCTGCGCTGCGGTGCCTTGACGAACTCGAACTTCTTGCTCATTGCTTTCCCTCCTTCTTTCGGTCTTGCTTGGCCCATCCTTCGCCCTTGAACTGCACGCTGCTGGCGTTGATCTGCAGCTGCATCCATGCCCCGCACCCGTCGCAGCGTGGCACTACGGGCTGGTATCCCGTCTGCAGTCGCTCCTCAGTGGTGCAGCACGTCCAGCACTCGAACACGTATAGCGGCATTACCAGCGCCCCGTCGGCGTCTTGCGCGGTTTGCGCTGACGTCGCTCTTCGAGTCGGATGCAGTAGGAGCACTCCCCACACACGGGCGCATTGTCAACAAGTGGACGCTCGCACTTGCCACACATGAGCACCCGAACGCAGGGGCGGTGCTTGCCGATCCCGCTGATGTCCCCCGGCTTGCATAGGTCAGCGATCATCAGAACCCCCTCACCAGCGCCACCACAATGATGACGGCGATGCAGACGACGATGGTGACGTCGCTGCGCTTGCGCGCTTCGATGCGCTCCTTCGGCTTGTAGAAGCTGGTGATCGTCTTCGGATCACTCGCGCGGTTGATTCTCACGATGCACCCCCTACGACTAGCACGATGTAGATGCACGCCACGAAGATGACGTACCCGAGAAAGTCCTTGACTGCGTTCATCACTTCACCTCCAGAAGATTCTTGCGCCCCTTCACTGGGACGTAGCACTTGGAGCAGACGGCGATGAGGCCCCCCTGCTCGTTCTTCACCACGCGCAGATACCCGTGGCGCGCTGATACTGGGCAGAGATTCCAAAAGGCGTTGCTCACTTGCCCACCCCCATCACGTCAACGATCAGGTCAGCAGTCGTCATGTCGTCATACTTGGCGCACCAGTACGAACCACGAACGGCTGCCGCTGTCAGGTCATAGTGCGATCGTGCGCGCTCTACGCCCAGCTTCATGATGATCAACTCCCGGGCGTGCTCGCTGGAGTGTGGGTTCAGGAGTGCACCGT